CAATCCAAGATTGATCAAGGATTACAAATACAAAAAATTAGTCAAGAGTTTAAAAGATTTCCCGCAGATGTTAGAACTCAGACCTATTGTTGTAGACAAGGATATGGTTATACTTGGTGGCAATATGAGATACAGAGCATCAATAGAAGCAGGATTATCAGAAGTGTGGATTAAAATTGCAGACAACCTAACCGAAGATCAAAAGAAAGAGTTTATAATAAAAGACAACTCAAACTTTGGTGAATGGGATTGGGATACATTAGCAAACGAATGGGATATAAAGTCTTTAGATGAATGGGGGTTAGATCTTCCGGCTATATATTTTGACAACGATGAGGAGCCTGAGTTTGATCAAGAGGAGTTAGATGAGGACCTTGACAAGTATATAAACAACAACATCAAACAAATCGTTTTGTATTACAATACAGAAGATTACGAATTGATGCAGGATAATTTAGAAAAGCTGAAAGAATCAGAAAACGTTGAGGACAACTCAGTACTGATTAAAAAACTGATAGATGACAAGCTTTCCTAAGATATTCATACCCTCTTATAACAGACCGGAAGAAATAAAATCAATGCGCAATCTTGATGGATATGATCCGGTCATTGTTTTGCATTCAAACGATCAGCTTGAATTGTACAAAAAATACAATCCTAATCTCAAATATGTTGTGACTGATATACCCATAGGTGAATATGGAGTGATTAAAACGCGTAATTTTATACAGGATAATCTTGTTGAAGATGGAGAGTGGTTTATAATGTTTGATGACAACAACCATAAGATTACAAAAGTGCAGGAAGATTACTATGGGTTTCAGTCTTTGGATGTCAAATCTGACAAAAAGTTTCAAGAGATATACAACGATCAGGTGACCTTGAAAGATATTGAACACCTTTTGATGCGAGATATTAAGATGGCAGAAAGAACAGGTGCGTATCATATATCGTATGCACCGAATGAAAATTATTTTTTTAGACCAACCAAATACAGGAATATTGGATATACAAAAGGAAATGCAACCATAACCAAAAAAGATGGAGTGCGTTGGGATGAGAATGTCAAATCAATGTGCGATTATACTTATCCTTGTCAGCAGTTGGTCAAGTATGGAAAGGTGTTGATAAACTACTATATCTGCTTCCACAAAAAGCATTACACTCCGGGTGGGATAGGAACATACGACAGCAGATTGCCTATGAAATTGTTTGACACAGGATATTTGATGAAAAAATACGATGGTTTATTACGTTATTCTGTTAAGAAAGGTATGCATCCACAATCGGATTTGACGTTCAGGATTACCAATATGAACTCATTTAAAAAGTGGCGCAGAAATTATTTACACAATGCAAAGGCTTGATTTAGAAAGAAAAGAAATAGACATAGCAAAATACAAGAAACGATCCGCATTTATAACCGATGTGGATAATATCATTAAAAAAGATACGATTGTATTCTGCGATGACAAACCGGTTATATTATATCAAAAGTTAGAAAGTGATCTGACAAAGAATCTGAGATGGGCTGTGAAAAATACAAACTTTATATCAGGGAAAAGATCAAGGGGATTGTCACACATATCAAGAACGTTTGGGTTTGCACCAAGAATTGCAATGCGACAAGATTACTGTCATACAAGTTCAATGGCATACGATCAACCAAAGCATCATCTTGTATTAACAAAATTCGCAGATTACCTTAACGATGCATACGCAAAAAACTTTCCAGATGTATTTGAACAACATACCAAACAAGTTGAGGAAAGAATCAAACCGGAATGGAAAATTGCAGACACACCATTCACAAGCGGAATCATAAACAAAAACAACCCATTAAAATACCACTTTGATCAAGGCAACTTCAAAGGAGTGATGAGCAATATGATTGCATTTAAAAAAGATGTAACCGGTGGGCATCTTGTCATACCTGAGTTTAACATAGCCTTGGAGATAGATGATAATACTTTGACTATATTTGATGGACAGGACATCTTACACGGGGTTTCAGGATTTGAGCGAAAGAATGACTACGGATACAGATACACAATCGTATATTATTCGTTGGAACAAATGTGGAAATGTGAACCGGTGGACGAAGAGGTTGTAAGAATCAGAAAGGTCAAGCAAGAAAGAGAAAAGAAAAGACTTGATCCCGATCACCTTGCAACGCTGTCGAAAAGAAAAGATGATTTACGCAGACATAGAGAAAAAGAAACTGCACTAAATAAGTTAAAAAATGGACAAAACGGACACTAAAAAAAAGGGATTGCTAACCGCCTTGGAAAAAAACCTTGGAGTTGTAACCTCATCTTGCAGACAAGCAGGAGTTGCTCGTAGCACATTTTATAAATGGTGCCAAGAGGATAAGGAGTTCAAAAACCAAGTACAAGATATTGAGAACATAGCACTTGATTTCGCAGAGAGCCAACTACATAGACAAATCCAAGATGGCAACACAACCGCTACAATCTTCTATTTAAAAACCAAAGGAAAAAACAGAGGATATGTAGAAAGACAAGAGGTTACCGGTGCGGATGGTTATCCAACCGAGATAGAACTAAACATAATCAAAACGGATGGAGGTAAAGACTAACGTTGTCTGCCAACATTTATTAGAATCAGATAAAAAAATAATCATCGAGCAAGGTGGAACCCGATCTGGGAAAACCTACAATATATTGCTGTGGATTATATTTTATTACTGTGCAAAGAACCAAGGAAAAATCATAACAATATGCAGAAAAACATACCCATCTTTGAGAACATCCGCAATGCGGGATTTTATTACCATACTCAGAGAATGTGAAATATACCGAGAAGATCACCACAACAAATCTTCATCGGAATACAGATTAAAAGGCAACCTAATAGAATTTATATCGCTTGATCAACCGCAAAAGGTTAGAGGTAGAAAAAGAGATTTGCTTTTTATAAACGAAGCCAACGAATTGTTTTGGGAAGATTGGCAACAATTAATTTTCAGAACACAGGGCAGAATAATAATTGACTACAATCCATCGGAAGAATACCACTGGATTTATGATAAAGTAATACCTAGAAACGATGCTGAATTTTTTCAAACAACTTATAAAGACAACCCGTATCTTGAGAAAACTATTGTTGATGAGATCGAACTACTTAAAGAAACAGATGAACAATACTGGCAGATTTATGGACTGGGAACTAGAGGAGTTTCTAAGACAACAATATTCAGATACGCAGAAGTAAATAACATCCCTCAGACAGCCAAATTTTTAGCTTATGGCATAGACTATGGATTCACAAATGATCCAACGACAATCGTAGGCGTATGGACTGAGGACTATATGTTATACGCTAGAGAATATTTGTATCAAACGATGATGACTACAATCGATATTCACAAAAAGCTGAAAAGCATAGGAATTGAAAGAGAGGTCATCTTTGGAGATTCCGCAGAGCCAAGGCTAAATGAGGAACTACGCAGAATGGGATGGAATATAAAAGGAAGTGTAAAAGGCAAGGATAGTGTAAATGCCGGTATTGATCTTCTCAAAAGATATAAAATACATTTGACAGCGGATTCATCAAATATGATACAAGAGTTTCGCAATTATAAATGGAAGCAAGATAGATCAGGCAAAACGCTAAACGTTCCTGAGGATAGGGCAAACCATACAACAGATGCGCTGAGATATGCAACCTATTCAATGCTAAGCAGACCAAACTTTGGCAGATATGCGGTGAGGTAGAAAATAGTTATTAAAATATTTTGATAAGTGCAGAATATTTTCGATATTAGCTATATGAAAAATAACGTAACAATGGATTTTGAGTTTCTAGGATACTCAACTGATTATTATCTCAACAATAGGTATATTGGTTCGGTCAAATCTGATACCAATGATCGCACAACCGGATATGCAGGTAGAAAATATGAAACTGCCGATCAAGATATATTCTTGACAAACGGAATGGGCAAGACAAAAAAGATCCGCAAGGGTCAGGAATATTACACAGAGGTTGTTGTTCTCTGCGGTAAGCTAATGGGTTCACAATCTGATAAGTTTGCAAGGCTTCGTTCTTCTTTCGAGTGGCGTAATCAAATCAAAAAAGCATACAAAGATGGCATATAACGGATACACAAACTATGCAACTTGGAGGGTCAAGCTAGAATTCTTTGATCATTGGCAATCTATGGAAGATGACTTTTGTCACGGAATGGACTGTTACGAAGTAGGACATCAATGGAAAGAGTTTGTTGAAGAGTATTTAGAAAACGATTGCTCAAACCCATTCACTAATAGCTACGCACTTGCTTTTCTCAACGATGTAAATTGGTTTGAGATTGTAGAAACTTGTTATCAGGATTGGTTGACTGAGCATTGTGCAAACTGCAATAATCGCACAGAAGATGAATACTGCTGTAAAACTTGCGAACAAGAATCGCTTGCCGGTGCGATATAACCGGTAAAATTTTTTTTTCATTTATAGATTTGTTTTTAAAAGGGGTTGGTTTCGGCTAACCCTTTTTTTTTAAATTAGCACATATTATACGTTATAAAGATATGAAGCTAGATGTGTTAGTACCATCCGATTTATCTGAGATTACTCTTGATCAGTTTGTTCGCATAATGTCCTTAGAAGAGATGAATGGAACAAATGTGTTTCAGATGCAAAAGGTTGTGGAGATTATATGCGGTATAGATTTAAAATCAGTTGCAGAAATAAAATACAAAGATGTCAAAAGCATATACGATCACGTACAAGGATTGTTAAATACCGAACCGGAATTTATTCCAAGGTTTGAAATGAATGAAACTGAGTATGGTTTTATCCCGGTGTTAGATGAGATGAGTTTCGGTGAATACATAGATGTAAATGAAAATATGTCATCTTGGAAAAATATGCACAAAGCTATGGCAGTATTATACAGACCTATCACATATCGTCAAGAGAAGCTATATACGATTGAAAAATACGATGGGCTATCGGATGCTGAGAAATATAAAGATGTCCCATTAGACGTTGCCCTAGGTGCTAATTTTTTTTTTCTGAATTTGGGGATCGAGTTGTTAGAAACTACCCTGAGATTTTCGGACAAGAAGAAAATGACCTCTCAGGAGAAGCAAATTTTACTCGCAAGTGGGGCTGGTTTCAAAGCATCTTTGGACTCGCTCAGGGCGATATTACAAAGGTCAAACATATTACTGAGTTAAATGTGCACGAGTGTTTGTACACTCTGTGCTTTATGAAAGAAAAAAACGAATTAGAATCGAGAAGAATAAAAAATAAAATGAAATGAGTAACAGAGGTGCAAGATCATATTATCTGATTACCGACACAATAAAAGATCAATTAATTGCAGATGAGTTTGTCAATAGCGTAACTCTTGGGGATATATCTGACGTTGATCTGAGCAAACAAACCATTTTCCCATTATCGCACATAATTGTCAATCAAGCAACATATCAAGGGAACGTATGGTCGATGAATGTAACGGTGATGTGTATGGATGTGGTAGATGTTAGCAAAGAGCAAACAACGGATTTGTTTAGAGGTAACAACAACGAACAAGATATTTTAAATACACAGTTAGCAGTATTAAATAAACTTCTTGGAGTTTTGTCAAGAGGTACGTTATACTCAGATAATTATCAGTTAGAAGGTACTGCAACTTGCGAACCTTTTCAGGACAGTTACGAAAATATGATAACAGGATGGGCAGCAACTTTCGATGTCTTGGTAAAGAATGATATTGATATATGTTAGCAGAGGTAAAAAAAAGACTGAATGAGTTTGGCAAACTTGTGGTTGCAAGGAGTAGATACAATCTCACAAAAGGCAAACATAAGTCAAGCGGGGAATTATATAGGAATATAAATTACGAGGTTCAGAAATCGCCTGAGGGCTTTTCATTGACTTTCGAGTTTCCTTTCTACGGAGAGTTTTTAGACAAAGGGGTATCCGGTACTGAAAAAAAATACGATACTCCCTATAAATACACAACAAAAAAACCACCATACAAAAGCATACTTGGCTGGGTTAGGCAAAGAAAAATACGTTTCAGAGACACCAAAGGAAGATTCGCAGCAGGTAATTATAAATCAATAGCTGCAATTTTACAGAACAGTATCTATAAAAAAGGTATCAAACCAACGTTATTTTTTACGAAGCCATTTGATAAACATTACAAAAATCTGCCGGATGAAGTATTAAAAGGTTTGGCAAATGATATACAACTATGAGTACAAAGATAAATGTAAGAAGTCCATTCTATTTAAGCTATTCTGAACCAACACAACCGGATCCAGTTTTCAGCGCATCGTATGCAAATCCTACAAACTTCACAGTAGATGAGAGTGGTGGAATAAGTTTGCCTGATCTTGATTTCGGTATTATAGTTGGCTTCTCATCAAGTGCATCTGATTTTTCTAATAGCAAATTTGGTGAGGTTTCATCTGACACAAGCAGAACATTAACCTTAACAGTACAAGCACCTGAGGGATTTTCAAATGTTGGAAGCGGAATACAAATAGATGTAACTGCAACGCAACCTGCAAAACCGGCAAGTTGTGGAACCGTAGTGACTGGGGGTACAATGTCCTCACAAACAATAGCTGCCGGTGGCGCATCTGTGACATTATCTTATAATTCTACTTTTGGTGGAACAACATCAAGCTTTACGGATATTGTTTTGAACAACCAAAACCAAGGGTTGGATTTTAGTTTAGACACAACGGCAAAACAAATAACAATAACAAGCAAAAATACAGCAGGACCATTTCACGTTTACATAGAAAGAATTGATCAATCAACTGGGTGTAATGCTTTTGTAGTAATTCCTGTAACTGTAAGCGCACCAACTGTGGCTTTTGATTGTACTGCTGCTAATATCCTTGGTGGAAATGTAGCAGCGGATGGCACTCTGACTACACCCACATCAACTGGAACAATTACAGCAACGAAAGAAACAAGTGGTGGAGCATCGGTCACAAGTGTTGCAGCAAATACATCCGGATCGCTAATATCAAAAACATTATTTTACGATGTAACAGCACCGGCAGGATATTCTAACACAGGGGCAACGATAGAATGTAGTTTTAATTACGGACAAGATTCTACAACTGCATCAAGGGCATTTGATTGTAACGATGTCGATTTTGATGACCAAGCAATATTGACAGATGGTAGTGTTACAGCAGGAGTAGCCAAATGGCATCAAGCACCAAACGGAAAAGCTGATGCAAATTATTTACTCACAATCACATCTTTTACACCCACAAAATTTGATCCTGTAACTTCAATCACAAATAGAGATGTTGATTATACAATTACAGTTCCACCCGGATTTACAAATTCAGGAGGTTCTCTAACTTGTACCGAAAGAGTAAAACAACCTGCAGGACTTGTTGTGCCAACTCCAACTGATCCCTGTTCAAATCATACAAACGAATGGTATATCGGTGTACAAAGCGGATTCGATTTCAATTTGTTTACAGCAAAACAACACTTTGCAGTAACGTGGGCAGTGTTTTTTGATAAATCAACTTTTCCTGATAGTTCTTGGCAAGGAACATATATGTGTTCAGGCGGTAACAGGGTAACAAATGTTGCAAATGGAACCCATACTTTCATAAGGAAATTTAAGGATACAACATCGACAGATAATCACGAGTATGTTATAGTATTCGGAAGTGGATCAACAGTAAAAAGTGTGTATTTGAAAGATTGGACAACTAAAACTATAAGAAGAATATAATGGCATTTGATAATATACAACTTGAAATATATGTGTACTCTGGAATATCAAGCGGATATAGTTCCTCAGATAAAAAATATACATTAAATAAACAGATCATCACAGGAGAAACTAAGATAAATTTTGAGATTTCAGAACTTGTCAGGGATTTTATAAATATAGAATTCAACGATGATTATGCTTCGTATGCAGCTTGGGTGAGAACCGATGCAACAATTAGAGATGAGAACAATACTGAGTTTTCATACGGAAGTCCGGTTAGTAACACATATCTTGCGTTAGATGGATATGGATATTTTGAAGAAGGCATAAGCCCAGAACTTTCAAGAAATGCTTTGATCACAACGAATACCCTTTATATACCAGAAAACACAGCAGGTAAATTACCTATATTCGCAGAGGGTGTGGGAAAAGTTACCATAGATTCCTCAGACACACAAATTACAGATAATGGAAATACAAATCAAAAAATACAGTATGTGACAATACCGGCAAACAGCAGTACGATAAAAGTATATGATACGGATGACACAACTTTGAAAAAAACAATAAACATTAACAATGTCTGCGAACCTAAATACACATTTTATAAAGTGACATTTGTAAACAAATTTGGTGCATTTCAAGATTTATATTTCTTCAAGAAAACCACAGAACGATTTGAAGTAACCGATGAAACATACAAACGCAATATATTTGAAAATGCGAATGTAACGTATGATACCCATAGGGGGCAAAGAGAAAGATATAATACAAACGCTAGAACGTCTATAACGTTGAATACAGGGTTTGTAAACGAGGACTTTAATAGTGCGATTGAGGAATTGTTTCTGAGTGAGAAAGTATTTATTAGATGGCAGGGGCAAACCCTTTCAGTCATTCCTAAATCTAAAAGTCTAAAATTAAACACAAGTGTAAATGATAAACTGTCAAATTATACAGTAGATTTTGAATTTGCATTTAACAAGATCAACAATGTTCGATGATAAATCTGCAACTTTATATATTAAACGATGAGCAAACTTCGTACGATGAGATAGAACTATTTGACAACGAAACGGTAAGTTATACTCAAACGTTGCAGGATATAAAAGATATTCAAAAAGTATTCTCAGATTTTACAAGGACATTCAGCGTTCCGGCATCAAGACAAAACAACAAGGTATTCAAGCACTTTTATAATTATTTTATAGATGGCTTCAATCCGAAAAGGAGACACAAAGCAAAGATATATCTAAACTATAAATTATATCAAGAGGGATATGTGAAGATGGAGGGTGCAACCACAAAAGACAACGCACCACATACATACCGAATAACCTTTTTTGGTCAAGGCATAATACTGAAAGATGTTCTCAAAGACAGTAAACTGTCATCTTTAGGAAAGATAAATGAGTTTTTTAATTTTAATTATACATCAAGTAATGTGCGACTTTTTATGCAGAATGGTCTTGACGTTACATTCCTTGTTCCTAAAACAACACAGTTGGATGAACCAACAGATAATCAGTTTGAGGTTGAAGCTGTCACAATAGAAGATGCTCTTGTATTTCCTATAATATCTCATACCAAAAGATTTATATACAATACAACAGGCACTTCTGCAAACGCAAATAGCGACATACAAAACAATATCGCAGGTGTTGTAGATTCGGGAAGTGATAAATATGGATTAGAAATAACACAACTCAAACCGGCAATCAGGATTCATTCGATTATAAAAGCAATCGAAGCAGACTACCGCAGAGATGGGATTGAGTTTAGTACAGACTTTTTCAACGAAACCAATCTGTCATATTATAATCTTTATATGTGGCTGCATACAAAAACTGGTGGATTGTTTACAGATCAAGAAGAAGAAGCTTTTGTAACAAATCTTGAAACCACAAGTACAGCAAAGGGATTTATTGGATTGGCAGGGAAAAATTTTCCACCGGGTATAATAACCCCAACTCATTTTGAAACCCCTATACCAACTCAATCAGAAAGAAGAAAGAGACAGGAAAGAACGATCAGAATAAAAATAGAAACAACAAACACAAACGAGATAACATTACTTGTCAAAAAAGATGGCAACGAATTTCATAAGCAAACAGGAACGCCTGATAATGGTGTTTTTGTAGGGGCAAGAGATTTGGTTTTGCCTGAGGGTAGGTATCAGTTTGCAGTTATATCAGATGTACCCGGAACTTTTGCATTGAAAGGATTAGTACAAAGAGATGGAAAAGCTGATATGGAATTTGAGGGTAGCGTAATAATAGGCTCGGATAAAAAAATATATACCGCATCTCAAATGCCCGATATGAAGATTATCGATTTTCTTACCGGACTTTTTAAAATGTTTAATCTGACTGCATTTCAAGAGGATGGAAAAATCAAAGTACAAACGCTTGATTCATTTTATGCAGCAAGTAGCAGCGTTTTTGATATAACACCATATATTGACAAAGACACAGTAACAGTTGATTCGGTTGTTCCATATCGACAAGTGAATTTTAAATTCAAAGGACTAAATTCTTTTCTTGCGAAATCGCATCAAGAATTATTTAACATTGAATGGGGTGGTTTGCACTTTGAAGAAAACAAAGGAAACCTTGGTCAAGTATATGAGATCGAAGCACCTTTTGAGCATTTTAAATTTGAGAAGCTTTACGATGCAGCGGATAACTCTGATACAGGTATTTTATTTGGATGGAGTGCCGATGAAAAACAAGAACCAAACATCGGGGAGCCTTTGTTATTTTACGCTGTTAAAACGGCTATAAAAGAGCCATTAAAAACAAGAGATTTTGATGATTCGATTCAAACGTTCTCAACCGGTACTCAATTATGT